ATAACAGATCTAATAATTGATAATTATGGTTCGGGATATCATTACGCCACTATATCTATAACAGATTCTTCTCCGCAGCAAAAAGGCAGTGGTGCATCACTCAGAGTTATATTATCTCCTCGAGGGGGGCATGGCTATGATCTCCCTAGAGAGTTAAAATCGACAACTCTATGTTTATTCAATTCCCTTGATGAAGATAAAAATCATGGTATTATAGTAAATAATGATTACAATCAAATAGGATTGATCAAAGGTATAGAACAATATGGTGTAACATCAAAGTTCTTTGGTGCAATTGGCACGACCTGTTATTTAATTGATGCATCCAGTATTTCGCCATCAGTGATTATTAATACAATTATATATATGGGTACAAAGACATTTAGGGTTATAAGTTATGATGGATCTAAAGTCTTATTACAGCCAATACATCATAACACAGATCCTTCTGGAACTTTATTTTTAGATTCGGATGCAACAAATACAGCACTCACAGTTACTTCAATATTATTTTCCCCCACTATAAATAGATATTCTGGGGATATTATTTTAGCGGAAAATCGGATAACATTTTCGGTGACAGGTGATATCAATTCCGGTAATCAGGGAGTTAAGTTTAAATCTTACATATCATTCTAATATAAATATAATATATACCTAAAAGAGAATTATTATGTCTTACAATTTTAATACAGATCCTTATTTTGATGACTATGATGAGTTAAAGGATTATTTGAGAATATTGTTTCGTCCCGGCACAGCTGTGCAAGCGAGAGAATTAACACAAATTCAAACAATACTACAGAATCAAGTTAATTCTATAGGGAAACATCTATTTAAAAATGGTTCTCCTGTTATTGATGGTAGACTTAATTATTCTCCCAGAACAGATTATGTTAAAATATTAGCACCTGCAGCGGGGGTGACATTATCTGACTATGAAGGGTTATTGCTGACTGGAAATACGGGTGTTACAGGATCCTTGATCCCGACGGGTGTTACAGGAACAGTTGTTCATGCCGAGATAGCAGATTCGACTGATACGAATCTAGATGATAATGTACTTTATGTTAGGTATATTTCATCCGGCACTTCTGGTCAAAAAACATTTCAAGCAAATGACACTCTAACGTCTCTTAATGGAGTTAACCTAACTGTACAAGGAACTGATGCTACTGGTCTTGGTTCAATGCTATCTATAGCTAATGGTATATATTATATAGATGGATTTTTTGTTAAAGTAGTTCAGTCTAATCTTATATTAAATAGATACGATTCAATACCATCATTTACGTGTGGTATTGAATGGGATCATGACATAACAACCTCTGCTACGGATTTAACTCTAAATGATAATGCAACAGGTTCTCCAAATTATGCTGCTCCAGGTGCCCATAGATATTCAATATCTACGAATTTCGTAAAATATCCGCTGACCGTTAATTCCGAAGGGAATTTAACCAATACAGAATCTAAACCAAGATACCTAGAATTATATAGGGCTGAGGCTGGTGTTACTCGCTTAATGCAAGATACCCCTAATTATAGTGTCATTGAACACGAATTAGCTAAACGAACATATGATGAATCCGGCGATTACGTTGTAAGGGATTTTAAATTAAATCTTCTCGAGGATCGTGACAACTTTGTAGAAACTTGGGTTGAGGAGGCAAATTATCTAATCGGTGATGTAATTAGAGAAGAGGTTGGGGGATTGACCCACACATATAAATGTGTAAAGTCTGGAACATCGGGAGCAAATAAACCTACATTCCTAACAACCTTTTCAACTTTTACGGATGGCGGTACGACCGACCCTGTAACGTGGCAATTTGTTAAAAACGTTCATTTAAATTCTGGTGCATATCCTGCTATTCCTCCTGTTACAGACCCAGTTACATATGCTGGTCAAGAAGACAAATATATTGTAGAAATTTCAAATGGTATAGGTGTAGTTAAGGGGTTTTCCCATACACAAACAGGAAAATTAAGATTAAAGAATGACAGAGCTCGAGATGTATCAAGAGAAGATGGGTCTAGTATTGCTGCATCTACTCCAAAATACATATTGATCGATCTTCCGTCAACACTGCCCTCACAAATGGGTTCTGATTTTATCGACTTTGATATATACGACGAATTCAGTATTTTGGGAGGGACAGCTGTTGGTACTAAAATAGGAACTTGTAAATCAAGGTGGATTGAAAGGGATAACGGTACATTGGGTGGTAACGAATATCGTGTTTATATTCATGATATGTCGATCAATTCTGGATACACTTTTTCTAAAAATGCTAAATGTTTATATATCGACAGCGCTAATACAATAGGATCGGTTAATTTCACTGGTAATATTGCTCAAGTTTTCGATAGGTTAATGGGAGCGATAAGCGGTACTATCGGATCAACCACTATTACAGGTATCGGTACAGATTTTATAGGAGATCTCAAGGAAGGGGATTATATAACTGCAGATCCATCTCCTCAGTGGAATTCGATCCTACCGCATCAGAAGTATAAAATTACTAACATAACATCAACCGAATTAACGGTTGATCAAGCTGTACATACTAATAACATAGCATCATCTATATTTTATGTCTTAAATTCCTATATTACAAATAATGATAATACCGCAGTCTATAAATTACCCCATAACTTTATTAAAGATCTGAAGGAGGATGATGGAACTAGTTCTGATACTGATTATCTTATAACAAGAAAATTAGGTACTCAATCAACGCTTTCATCAACAAATGAACTGACATTTCCGCAAACAGGGGATGAAACTTTCGCTCCAACAACCAACCAGAATTACACTGTAATTAATGCTAGTACTGGTGTTATAGAATATGCTCACACGATTACACGTAGTAATGATTATAAATCAATTACAGTATCGGGTTTAGCGAATTCAACATCATATACTATATTTGGCACAGTTAGAAGATCTAATGCCCAAGCTGCAACTAAAACAGTATCGGTAGGAAATTTTGATTTAACTACTACAAACGATATTAATATATCAAAAATATTATTAGGTAAAGCAGATTGTACAAAATTATTATCAGTTAAAGTAGCTCCTGCATTTGGTACTATAGACTCAAATAATGAGGCTACTAAAGACATAACATCACAATTTAAATTAAATTCTGGTCAAACTAGTTTATATTATGGAATAGGATCAATTGAACGAAACACTACTTCGGATTTAACTGGATCTATTCGGATTTATTTTGAATATCACGATCATTCCTTTAGTTCTGATAGAGACTTTTTCTCAGTTGAATCATACATTTCTACAGATTATACAAATATACAACCTAATCTCAGAGATTCCCTGGATTTTAGACCAGTACAAAATAATAATGGGGTTGGATTTAAAAATGCTAATTTTGGTATATTAAAATATGATAATGATGTTACATTGGACTATTCATATTATCTTCCGAGAATGGATGGAATTGTCTTAACCCCCAAGAAAGAGATTAAAATTATTAAGGGCGAATCATCATTAACCCCTCAAATGCCGGCACTACCAGAGGGATCTATGTTATTATATACTCTAGGAAATGTGCCTTACGGTGGAGTCTTACCTTCTTCTGTTAAAGTTAAGCGGAAAAATAACCGTCGATATACTATGAAAGATATCGGTAAATTGGATAAACGGATTGATAATTTAGAATATTATACATCTTTAAATATGTTAGAAATGGAAACGTCTACAACAGAAGTAAAAGATGTTGATGGATTCAGTCTATTCAAAAATGGATTTATTGTTGATTCTTTTAATGATATGGGCGTAGGTGATTTAACTAATCCTGATTATAAGTGTTTTATAAACACCGGTATCGGAGAATTAACATCACCAATAATAGAATCTCATATTAAATTAAAAGAAGATGGAACAATATCTGAAAGGGATGTAAAGAACTATGTCGTAAATGATACTATAGTAACATTACCTTTTACGGAGATTGAATATGTTGGAAATTCTAATAGTTCTAGAGTATCAAATGTTAATCCATTCGCCGTAGTTTCGTTCATTGGTGTCGGAGAATTAACACCCGAATCTGATATATGGATTGATACTGAGACACTTCCTGTTATTAGAGATTCAAACTATTAAATTAAACGAGAATATCAATGGTCGCTAACGTAGAATCAAAATTACAATATGAAGTTACTGCAGAAGAATCAACTGCTGCATTAGTTCAAGCTGCAGAAGAATATAATGCCGCGAATCCAGACACTGCTGTTCCTATCGTATGGGAGACCTTATCAGCGGGTATAGCATCAAATGACCCCGTTGTTATGGGTATTATTGGAATGGCAAATCATCATTCACTTGACAATGAAGCCGCGCAGAAGGAAAATGGTCTGAGTGTGGCAGTATACGGTATAATGAATGAGGAACAACAAGGGAATGAAATATTATCACATGCCGCGAAATTTACACAATCGCTTTCCCTCT